GCAAGTCCTACATGTCTGAACAAGTCAGCACCAAGGTCAACACCATTGTTGCCGTCGTTGCCTTTGCGCTGTTCGGTGCAGCAGCTTGGTACTCACTCACCACAACCTTGGATCAGCAACAGGCGTATCACTGTCAGCAAGGTTGGCAGCCTGCCTGCGAAAAAATCAAGTGAACATGAACAACTTCAACCTGCCTGGCACCACGCACTACAGCCCCTCAAAGGCCCCAAACGGAACTCTATGGTTCAACACAAAGGACGGGCACACATACCTGACTCAACGCGGGTTTTGGGTGTGCATCACTGGCGAACATGGCGTCATGCCAATGACCCCAAGGAGGTCACGGTTTTGTCGCCTCATCCAGCGCATAAAATCCATTTTTTTTCGGTAAATGGGCAAGGGCATTTACTGGAGCACATCGCCCCATCTGTACGTTGCCGAAGCAAAGGCAAGCGCACAGGCTGCACTCAGTGAAAGCTCTCCCAAGCTGACTGCATTAGAAAAAGCGTTCTACAACGCTCAACGAAGGCAGCAGTGTCAAACAGCTACACCTTCTACGCCAAAGGCAAGCCAGCGCCGCAAGGCAGCAAAAAAGTCCACCGCTACATCAAAGGAAGAGCAATCCTCGGGGAAAGCTCAGCCGCCGTGAGCCCATGGCGTGCAGTTGTTGCCGGTTGTGCCCGCAGGTTGCAACCTAAGCAATGGCATGCCAAACTACCCGTGTCGCTGACGATGACCTTTGTTTTTGCCAGGCCGAAAGCTCACTTCCGCGCCAACGGCAACCTCAAAGACAATGCGCCACAGCATTGCGTCACACGCATTGGGGATCTGGACAAGCTCTGTAGAGCTGTTTGCGATGCACTGACAGGCATTGCATACGACGACGACTCGCAAGTCTTCAGCATCAACGCTGAACGTCGTTATGCCACTGCCAGTGAATCACCGGGCGCCCTAATCACCATCACAACCATTGATGTCTGAACTCACCAAAGCCTTAATCTGCTTCCACAAAGCTGTCGACAAAATCGACAAAAACGCACGGGCCAACTACGGCAAGTTTGCAGACCTTGCCAACGTGTTGTCCACAGTGACGCCACCCCTGCACGCCAACGGCCTGGCCATCACCCAAACCTTTGACGACCAGTCACTGGTCACAACGCTGCATCACACCAGCGGCGAAACCATCAGCAGCTCTTGCCAGCTGATGATCTGCGATGGCCGCAACCAGACCCAAGAATGGGGCAAGGCTGTGACCTATCAACGTCGCTACGCAATCTGCTCAATCTTGGGCATCGTTGCCGACATGGACACTGATGCGGAATCAGAGCCACAGCCTGAAAAAAAGGTCAGCCGTCCTGCTCGCCAAACTGAACCGGCCAAGCCTGCAGCGTCAGCTCCTAAGCCTGGCGACCCAATGAAGGATGACGAAAAGGAGCAGCTCCACGGCGTCATCAAAGAACTCAAGCCGGACCACAAGCAAGAGCTAATCAAACGGTTCCGCAAGGAGTTCAACTATCCCGATGGACTTGTCAAAGACAAGATCCAAACCTACGCCCATCGCACTTTCCTCCAAAATGCCATGAACGAAATCACTGCCTAACCAATGCCACAGTCACAAGCTGAAGCTGATCTCAAGCGCCGCAAAAACTTCTTTCAGGTGCGGCTTGACGATCAGTTAGCCGACAAGTTGCGCCACTTCATGGAGTCACGCAACTACAACCAAAACCAAGCCCTCAAAATCATCCTCTCCAAGTTTTTCAAGTAATGCTCAACATCACCGCACACGGCAACCTTGGCAAAGACCCAGAACTCAAAGAAATCAGAGACACACAGGTCGCTAACTTCAGCATTGCCGCACGCACTGGCAAAGACGAAACCACTTGGATCAACTGCCAAGTCTGGGGCAAGCGTGCCGACACCGTCATGCAGTACATGCAGAAAGGCGACAAGATCACTGTCTGCGGGCAAGGCAAGCTGCAAGAGTATGAACGCAAAGGTGAAGGCGGCGGCAAAGGCTTCAGCCTGCAGCTGAACGTGTCTGACTTCACCCTGCCAGCGAAACGGGCAGCTGCTGACGACGAGTTCTGATTGTCGGGGCATCAGCTAGACCTAGTTCCCAAGCTGTTAAATCAGCCTCTGTTCTGCTAGAGCGTCGGCCGTGTAAGTCCCCAATAAATAATGACAAGACCAACAATCAAGCAAGTCTGGAAAGACGGTATCCAGCAATGGGAGGTCAGCCACGCAGGCATGACCCGCTACTTCAAAAACGATTGGCAGGCAAACTGGCACTTTGAGTCCTGCATCAGGCTGCACCGATCCAGGTTCAAGTCCAAAGCACCAGACAAATAATTGCGGACTAGAACAGGCTCGCGCGCCTTACGCCCCTCACACCTGATCCGCTGCAGGTCACTTGTCCTTCGCCCGTTTCAGGGTGAAGAAGCCAAAGCATAGTCAACAGCTCAGACGTCCGCACAGGCAATCTTGGCGTCAAGCTCACCAATCCGGGTCACAGCTTGGCTGAGGAGTTTGGATTGATGCCAGCTTTGCCGGACCAAGGCAGAGCAAAGCATTTTCAGCGCCTGTTCGTCATTACAGTTGTTGACTTCCCTGACGCTGCGTTCAACCTCAAGCTCCTCTTCAAGGGTTTGGTTGACGACCATCCAGTCAGCCCAGCCCATAGCTTTGAAGAATCTTGTCAATTCATGCCACAGCCGGCATGACTGTCAAGTGGTTGTTGTAGTGGCCTGTTTCCCGGTAGCTGTGCATCGGGACGTTTGACATTGCATGGAACACCATCTGCCCAATCTTCAAGCCAGGAAACAATGGGATTGCATGGTGCAGCCTTTCATTTTTTAGCTCTAGCGTCAGTCTGGATCCGTGCCAGCCTGGGTCGCACCAGCCAGCAAGAAGGTGATTAAGGCCAGATCTTGCACGGCTTGATTTGAGTACAAATTGACTGCTGATATCGTCGGGCAGGTTAAACAACTCAAGTGTTTCAGCCAAGCAAAACTCGCCGGGCTGAAGCATGAACGCATCATCTTCTGTCCTGTCGGCAATGTTGATACGCACCAAGTCAGGGCTGTAGATGCTTTCAACCATCAAATAAAGGCCCAGCCGCAGGTCCAAGCTGGCGGGGTTCAGCAAGCCTTCATCGAATGGGACGACCATTTGGCTCTGCCGGCACCTGGCCTTGATCTCCCAATCACACAAAACCGCCATTCGTTGCTGCTAAAGGTGCAATCTATTGTGGCTCTGCAAACATCGCCCAGCCAGAACGTGGTCCATCAACTTGCCAACGTTGATGAAACGCAGCCTGACGGACGCTGACGCGGTATCCGGAAAGTGCCGGGTTGTGCCCACCCCGCTCAATGTCTGGCAGCCCAGCCGGATCCGACATCAGCCAGCTGGGATCATTGCTGAAACGACCGCTGTATCCATGGATGACAGACCAGTGGCCACAGGTCTCACTTCCACACATTGGTGGCTCTCCACGCAACATGTTCCCTTGATGAAGCCAGCCGACCAGAACAGGGATGCCCGCGTCGATGGCTTCAATCAGGTCTTCTGCATCAGCCGTTTGGGTGAACCTCACTTTCAAGCCCAAGCTTTCCAAGGCTTTGACGTGAGCATTGATAGAGGTAGTGTCGCCGAACGGCCTCAGGACTGACTCATATTGCTGCTGTGTGTTTATGAGCTTTGCATGCGCCGCAACCATTGCAGCGGCAGAAGTGAAGCACTTACGCTCACCGCCGGGCAGGTCAAGCTGTCTGAAGTAGCGAGGCACATAAACCTCCTGGTCAATGCCGCTGGCTTTCCAAGCCTGAAACCACTCAGCATCTTCTGACAACAACTCAGCCGGCATAGCCTCTTCAAGCTGCTTGATGGCAGCCATGCGATGCGGCACGTCTGGTTTGTACCACTCAAAAAACGGCAGCAACGCAAGGCCCATGGCGATAACCAAAAGGGTCACTTGGATGATGCCGGATGGCACTTACTTTTCAACTCTCGTGTCAGGCAACAGCAGATCCTTGAGGTGTTTCACCGCCAAGTCGTCCAAATCGTTGTCAGTGCGGGTAACGATCTTTTCCAGCATTGCCACAATCAGCTCTTTGAACGCCCTTGAGCGCCACATCGTCATGACCAAAGGCTTGAGAACTAGAAGCATTGGATTGACCTAGTTACCCTTAAAGAGTAGCTCTGTAGCGCTATGGCTTCCAACAATGAGGACCAGCACGAAAAAGAAGGGATCTGCATGGCAGATGTCGTTAAAGCTTTGGTGTTGGCGTGGAGTGCTGCTCTGTTGACTGCCTCTTACCTTGGGATCTTCCCACAGATGAAAATGGACAACACGTTCGTAGCGTCACTGTTGACTGGCGCTATGGCCTCGTTTGGCATCGAACGTAAAAACAATGGCAGTGGAAATAAGAAGCCGACTATTGTTGACAACAAAGACACCAAAGCTGGCATCAAATGACCCGCGCACTTTTGGTATTGGGCATCACATTGGCAGCCGCTTTGCCTGCTCATGCTGATCTCACTCACCGAATCAGCAGCTCGGTGCAACTTGATGTCGGTGGTGCCTCAAGCCGTGCCATTCGAGTTGGCAACAGCTTTTCAATCAGCGGAAGTGGGGTTGATACGTCAGTCACTGCAGGTGGTAACACCACTGCCGACGCTCTTGGTGGACTTGGTGCAGCCACTAACGGCGTAAACGCCATCACAATCCCAGACGCAACGCAGAAAACTGCTGGCAACGCTTTCAGCTTCGCTAATAGCTACACGCAGGGCGATGCCGTTCCAACATCAGCCCCGACCGTTGGTGAGGTTCCAGCCTTTGGCGATGTCACCAGCACAGCCGCTGGAACCAATACTGGTTTAGCTGGCACGATCACCACAGCTGGGGCTATTACCATCAGCCCAGGTGCAGGCAACACCAGTGCAATCGGGCAGGTAATCAGTGAACTGCAGAGCCGCTAGTGCCTTACTGCTGCTTATGGCATCTCCAGCAGCCGCAGTCCCGGTCGTTCCAAACTTCAGCCAAGGTTTGGTTAGTTCATCAACGCAGTCAAAAACGATCGTCAAGGAAAGCATCGTCTCTGAGAGCTATCGCACAGGTTTTGAATACAGCGTCAGCGGAAGTGGCGTGGAACCTGCTAGCGGCGTTGTCAGCCCGCCAGCAGGCCCTACTTCATTGAACCTTTCAAGCCGTTCAACTTGGAAGCAAACTGTCCCAGGCGCCGCCTTTCAGTTTGCTGAAACTTACAGCGGGCCTGGCTTAATCGAAAAGGTGATGATTGAACGCGAGACCATCATCGAAACCGTTACTGACTCCACCAGCACTTTTAGCCAATGAGAGCGACAGCTTCTGCTCTGCTACTCAGCCTGCTCTACACCGCTCCAGCAGCAGCACAAGTCAGTGCAACTG